ATGTTCATCGACGGGTTAGGGGACAACGCATTGTTGTCCCTGCCATGGTTGTTTGAATTTTGGGCTTTGCCGCATCAGATCCCGCCCAATGGCGCGTGGAAAAGCTGGGTGATTATGGGCGGGCGAGGTGCGGGTAAAACGCGAGCGGGTGCCGAATGGGTGCGTGCGCAGGTGGAATCTGATACCCCGTTAGAGCCGGGGCGCGCATCACGTGTGGCGTTGGTGGGCGAAACATTTGACCAGGTGCGTGATGTGATGGTGATGGGGGAAAGTGGGATCTTGGCCTGTTCGCCGCCCGATCGACGCCCTGCATGGGAGGCGGGGCGCAGGCGCCTGGTTTGGCCCAACGGGGCGGTGGCGACCTGCTATTCTGCGCATGAGCCAGAGGCGCTGCGCGGACCGCAGTTTGATGCTGCTTGGGTTGATGAGCTGGCGAAATGGAAGAAGGCAGAGGACACATGGGATATGCTGCAATTCGCGCTGCGTCTGGGGCGCCATCCGCAGCAGGTGGTGACAACAACGCCGCGCAATGTCCCGGTGTTGAAGGCGATTTTGAACAACCCGTCGACCGTCGTGACCCATGCGCCGACGGATGCGAACCGCGCCTATCTGGCGGATAGTTTTTTAGCGGAGGTCCATGCGCGTTACAACGGATCGCGGCTGGGCCGACAGGAGCTGGACGGTGTCTTGTTGGAAGATCTGGAAGATGCGCTTTGGACTGGACCGCAGTTAGAGGGACTGCGGGTGGATAGGGTGCCTGATTTGGACCGGATCGTTGTGGCGGTGGACCCGGCGGTGACAGGGGGCGCGCGCTCTGACGAATGCGGCATTGTGGTGGCTGGTGTGCAGACCAATGGTGGCGGTCCGTTGGATTGGCGCGGCTTTATTCTGGCCGATTGTACCGTGCGTGGAAAACCCACCGATTGGGCCAAAGCCGCCATCGCTGCAATGGAACGGTTTCGCGCTGATCGTCTGGTGGCCGAGGTCAATCAAGGCGGTGATCTGATCGAACAGGTTGTGCGGCAGGTGGATCCTTTGGTGCCCTTTACGGCGCTGCGTGCCACCTGTGCCAAAACCGCGCGGGCCGAACCAGTTGCGGCGCTGTATGAGCAGGGCCGTATGCGCCATCATCGCGCCGGGATGTTGGGCCAGTTGGAAGACCAGATGTGCGCCATGACGCCGCATGGGTTTGCGGGTAAAGGCTCCCCCGATCGGGTGGATGCATTGGTATGGGCGGTGACGGATTTGATGATTGCCCCGGCTGCCAAATGGCGCAGGCCGCAGATGCGCAGTTTGTAGAGCATTTTGCACAGTTAGATCGATATTTCGACAGGCACGCAGGACGTTGCCTGATTGCAGCGCGGTGGCCAGCGCCCGCCGCCCACCCAAAGAGAGAGGAATGGCGATGAAGTTTTTCAAAAAGGCACAGCAGGCGGCGCCGCAGCGCAAGGCCTCACGAGCGGGACGGGTGGCTGCGATGGCCGCAGGGTCTGGGAGGGTTTTGTGGAGCCCGCGTGACAGTGGCGCCATGACGCGCAGCGGATTTAGCAGCAATCCCATCGGCTTTCGGTGTGTGAAATTGATCGCAGAGGCGGCTGCGGCCCTGCCATTGCTGTGCCACGATCAGGTGCAGCGGTTTGAGCAACATCCGGTCGTGGATCTGATCCGGCGTCCCAATGCAGGCCAAGGGCAGGCGGAATTTTTAGAATCGCTTTACGGGCAGATCCTATTGACCGGAGATGGCTATATCGAGGCGGTCTGCGCGTTGGACATGAAGTTGGATGTGCCACAAGAGCTGCATGTGCTGCGCGCAGACCGGATGCGTGCGGTGCCCGGCAGTGATGGCTGGCCCGTCGCCTATGACTATGAGGTAGGCGGACGAAAGCTGCGGTTTGACATGACCGGGCATCCCGATCCGATCTGCCATATCCGCAGTTTTCACCCGCAAGACGATCACTATGGTCTGTCGCCCTTGCAAGCGGCTGCAACAGCGGTGGATGTGCATAATGCGGCCTCGGCTTGGTCCAAAGCGCTTTTGGACAATGCGGCGCGCCCGTCTGGTGCGATTATCTATCGCGGACAAGATGGCAGCGGAACATTGGGGCAAGATCAATATGATCGTCTAATCCACGAGATGGAGCATATGCATCAAGGCGCGCGCAATGCGGGGCGGCCGATGTTGCTGGAAGGTGGCTTGGATTGGAAACCAATGGGCTTTTCCCCGTCCGATATGGAATTTCACGAGACAAAATCATCGGCAGCGCGTGAGATTGCCGTGGCATTCGGGGTTCCGCCGATGCTTCTGGGGATCCCCGGTGATGCAACCTATGCCAATTACGCCGAGGCGCATCGGGCGTTTTATCGGCTGACGGTGTTGCCATTGGCCACGCGGATCACGGCGGCGTTGGCATGGTGGCTGAGCCAGCATCTGGGCGAGCGGGTGGATCTGCGCCCGGATTTGGACCAGATCCCGGCACTGGCTTCGGAGCGTGATCAGCAATGGAAACGGGTGGGTGAGGCCAGCTTTCTGACCCAGTCCGAAAAGCGGTCCATCCTTGGCTTGCCGCTTGCGCCTGACAGCGGGCAGAGCGCATGAGCGTGACCGGCTCCAGATTTTTGAAAGAGCCATTCGCTGTGCATGAACAACGCTTCGACGCCACTGAAAAGATCATGGCGCTGCAATTTGATCAGGTGGAAAAGCGGCTGGCACGGTTAGAGGCGATGATTGCGGGGCTGGAACGGCGGCTGTGGATGGCGGTTTATGGCATCGTGGCAGTGATCCTGACGCAGGCGGTTTATGGTTTGATGGAGTTGTCACCAAATTAGGAAAATAGACATGGAAACAATAAATTGTGGACTTGAATTAAAGTATTTTCGACCTCGGGGTATGCAGGTTCAGTTAACGGATGGGCATATCATCGAAGGCTATGCCAGCTTATTTGGCAAGCCCGATCAAGGCGGCGATATCGTCTGCCCTGGCGCCTATTCCGCGTCATTGAAGATCAAAGACCGGGCGGTGAAAATGCTGTGGCAACATGATCCCGCACAGCCCATCGGCGTTTGGGATGAGATCCGCGAGGACGGCACTGGCCTATGGGTCAAAGGCCGATTGTTGCCCGATGTGGCCCGCGGGCGCGAAGCGCAGGCACTGGTTCAAGCGGGGGCGATCGACGGGCTTTCAATCGGCTATCGCGTTGTGAAAGCATGTAAATCGGCTGGCAGTCAGCGGATGTTGCAAGAGTTGGAGCTGTGGGAAGTGTCGCTGGTGACCTTCCCAATGCTTCGAGAGGCGCGGGTTGCGGCCAAGGGCGAAGTCCCCAACGCAGATCTGCGACATTTGGTCGAGGCGCTGCGTGCGGCCACGGCTGAATTGGCCGCTGATCCGGCCCGCCACCGCTAACAGACACGCAGTTTACCTACAGGAGAGACCATGAACGACCACAGCAATGCTGGGGATCGGACAGCTATGTCTGATTGTCCCGATGATATCGGCGAAGTGAAATCCGCCCTGCAAGATTTTCTGAACGAAGTCAGATGCGTTCAGTCTGAACTTAAAGTAAAATTTCAACAACAAAATGAGCGATTTGTCATGCTGCAAAAGAAATCAATGACCACGGGCCGTCCGGTGCTATCGGCTGATAACGCTGCGCCAGCACCGCATCAAAAGGCCTTTGCGTCCTATCTTCGCTCTGGCGATGATGACGGGTTGCGCGGGCTGGCTCTAGAGGGGAAATCGTTGAATTCCCAAGTGTCCGCAGAGGGCGGCTATCTGGTGGATCCGCAAACAAGCGAAACCATCCGATCGGTTCTGAGCGCGACTGCGTCGATCCGCCAGGTGGCGAATGTCGTGCAGGTCGAGGCCACGTCATTCGACGTTTTGGTCGACCATGGCGAGATGGGTTCAGGTTGGGCGTCCGAGACGGCGGCACTGACCGAGACGGCAACGCCACAAATCGACCGCATCAGCATACCGCTGCACGAGCTGTCTGCACTGCCCAAGGCCAGCCAGCGTCTGTTGGATGATGCCGCGTTTGATATTGAAACCTGGTTGGCCGAGCGCATCGCAGATAAGTTTTCGCGGGCCGAGGCTGCAGCCTTCATCATGGGCGATGGCGCGGATAAGCCGACCGGTTTTTTGACCCATCCTACGGTAGATAATGACAATTGGACCTGGGGCAACCTAGGCTATGTGGCGACCGGCGCAGAGGCGGATTTTGCAAACACAAGCCCTGCGGATGCGATTGTGGATTTGGTCTATGCGCTGGATGCGGAATATCGTGCCCGCGCAAGTTTTGTGATGAACTCTAAAACAGCTGGAGCGGTGCGCAAGATGAAAGATGCCGATGGGCGGTTCTTGTGGACCGATGGTTTGGCAGCGGGAGAGCCTGCGCGGTTGATGGGATATCCGGTGCTGATTGCCGAGGATATGCCCGATATTGCAGCGGGCACATTTGCGCTGGCTTTCGGGGATTTCCACCAAGGCTATACGATTGCTGAACGCCCGGAGCTGCGCGTGTTGCGCGATCCGTTCTCGGCCAAGCCACATGTGATCTTTTATGCCTCTAAGCGGGTTGGCGGTGATGTCAGCGATTTTGCAGCGATCAAGCTGATGAAATTCGCGCTGTCGTGACGCGATCAGGACGGGTGGAGGGGTAGCGCCTTTTGCCCTGCCGTGGCTGTGATGTGCCGCGGCGGGCGGGTGTGGCCCTTCATCGTCGCCTAGCTGCTTCCTCCGTCCGATGGCGGTGGGGGCGCACCTGCCCAAAATCTTGGCGCCCGGTGGCGGAGCTGCGACCGGGCGGATTTCGGTCATTTCAGGGATCATGAATATGTTGACACAACTTACCGAGGTTGCGGCAGCGGCCTTGCCGGTGGCCGCGTTGCGCGACCATTTACGGCTTGGCCGCGGATTTGCGGATGTGGGGGCGGAGGATGCCGCGCTGGAAGGATATCTGCGCGCAAGCCTAGCCACGATTGAGCGACGTACGGGGAAAGCCTTGCTGGGACGGGACTGTGTTTTGACGCTGTATCAGTGGCGTTGTACGCGTCATCCACTTCCATTGTCGCCGGTGCAGCAGGTAAGCGCGATTGTGCTGGTCGATCGCAATAACATGCGACAGACGGTGGATCCGGCGCGCTACCGGTTGGTCAGGGATATGAGCCGTCCACTGATCGAAGGCCTCGGGCAAAGCCTGCCCGATATCCCGCTGCATGGTCATGCCGAGATCACATTGCAGGCCGGGTTTGGCGTTTGGGCGCAGGTGCCTGCCGATCTGGCGCAGGCGGTGATGTTGCTGGCCGCGACCTATTTTGAACATCGACATGAGCGTGGCGCAGAGGGGGATGACATTCCCTTTGGGGTGGCCTGTTTGATTGAACCATGGCGGACAGTGCGTCTGATCGGAGGGCGTAGATGAATGTCCATTTGAACAGGCTGTTGGTTTTAGAACAAGCGCAGCGCCTGCCAGATGGGGCCGGTGGCTTCGTTCAGACCTGGGCACCGCTGGGCGGGCTTTGGGCGCAGGTGACGCCCGGCACGGGGGTGGAGCGCGCGGGGGAGTTCGTCACACTTGCTTCGGTCAAGATGAAGATCGTCGTGCGTGCGGCACCAGAGGGATCACCGCGCAGGCCGCGGCCTGAACAGCGGTTCCGCGATGGGGATCGGGTGTTTCCTATTCTGGCAGTGGCAAGTGCGGATACGGCGTGCCGTTATCTAACCTGTTTTTGCGTTGAGGAGATTGTTGCATGAGCTATGGCACATCAGCAGCGCTGCAAGCGGCTGTATTTCAGCAACTTAGCACAGATCCAAAGATCAACGAGTTGGTCGGTGGCGCTGTCTATGACGCGGCGCCGCCAGGGCAAATTGGCACATATATCAGTCTGGGACCGGAGGATGTGCGTGATGCGTCTGACAGTTCCGGCCCGGGTGCGCGCCATGATTTCACAGTGTCTGTGGTGACAGATGCTGCGGGGTTTCAGGCGGCTAAGACAATTGCAGGCGCGATTTCGGATGCGTTGGTTGGTGCGGATTTGCCCCTGACGCGCGGGCGGCTGGTGGGGGTGTGGTTTGTGCGCGCCAAGGCTGCGCGGGTGAACAAAGGCGCGACCCGGCGCATCGATATGACATTCCGTGCGCGGCTTGAGGGCTGAGCGGGCGGTTTCGTGGCCTGCGGGCCCTTTGACATTTGGAGACACAGAACATGACGGCACAAAACGGCAAAGACCTATTGATAAAGCTGGATCTGACCGGTGATGGCGCGTTTCAGACGATCGCTGGCTTGCGGGCCACGCGGATCAGTTTCAACGCGGAAACGGTCGATGTGACTTCGTTGGAAAGCGCAGGTGGCTGGCGCGAGCTTTTGGCGGGCGCGGGTGTGCGTTCTGCCGCGCTGTCAGGCTCTGGTGTGTTCCGCGATGCCGATACGGATGAGCGCGCGCGGCAGATCTTTTTCGACGCCGAGATGCCGCAGTTTCAGGTGATTGTTCCCGATTTCGGGATCATCGAGGGGCCGTTCATGATCACCTCAATCGACTATGCCGGCAGCCATAATGGCGAGGCCAGCTATGAGATGGCGATGGCCTCGGCGGGGGCGTTGGCCTTCACGGCGCTATGACTATGACGAACCCTTGGGCAGGAGAGGTCGAGGTGACGCTGGATGGTGTGGCGCATCGCGCAAAGCTGACATTGGGCGCGCTGGCGGAGTTGGAAGCGGGGCTGGGGGAGGCATCGCTGATGGATTTGGTGGAGCGGTTTGAGGCAGGGCGCTTTTCATCGCGCGATGTGTTGGCGCTGCTGGTGGCGGGGCTGCGCGGTGGGGGCTGGCAGGGTTGTGCACAGGATTTGCGCTGTGTCGAGGTGGCCGGCGGGCCAGTGGCGGCCGCGCAGATCGCCGCGACCCTTTTGGCACGCGCCTTTGGGCCGGTTGGGGGCGGGTGATGGATTGGGCGGGATTGTTGCGGGTTGGCCTGCAGGGTTTGGGTTTGCGCCCGTCCGAATTCTGGGCACTGAGCCCGATTGAACTGGCGATGATGCTGGGCGAACCCACGCAGGCACAGGTTTTGTCCCGCGCAGATTTGGAGGCATTGGCTGCCGCGTGGCCTGACCAGCGCCCGCGTGCAACGGATGGGAAAGGGTGAATTATGGCGGAATTTGAAGGGTTTGGAGATCTGTCAGAACAAGCGGCAGAGTTGGAACGTGTTTTGGGCAGCGCGGAGACGGTCACCGGTGCCTTCACCACCGAATTGTCACAGCTGCGTGACAGCATGGTGTTTACCTCCCGCGAGGTGGGCAGCTTGTCACGGTCATTCGGGTCCACGTTGCGCTCTGCGTTTGACGGTGTGGTGTTTGACGGGATGAAACTGTCCGACGCGCTTGCTGCGGTGGGGCAACGCATGTCCGCCAGCATGTATTCGGCGGCGATGAAACCTGTGCAAAATGCTGCAGGAACGGCGCTGGCCAGCGGTTTGAACGCGGTTCTAAGTGGGGTTTTGCCCTTTGCGCAGGGGGGTGTTGTGTCTTCGGGGCGGGTGCAGGCCTTTGCCAAAGGGGGGGTGGTCAGCCAGCCTACGCGCTTTGCGATGCGCGGAGGGACCGGGCTGATGGGCGAGGCGGGACCAGAGGCGATTATGCCGCTTGCGCGTGGGGCAGATGGACGGCTGGGCGTTCAGGCATCTGCGGGGCGTTCAGTCAATGTGGTGATGAATATCACAACGCCGGACGCACCCAGTTTTCAGCGATCACAGTCGCAGGTTGCAGCGCAATTGTCCCGCGCCCTGGCGCGCGGGCAACGCAATGGATGAGGAGGATTACAGTGGCATTTCATGACGTTAGATTTCCTGCGAATTTGAGCTTTGGCTCGGTCGGGGGGCCGCAAAGGCGCACCGAAATCGTGACGCTGAGCAATGGCTATGAGGAGCGCAACAGCCCGTGGAAACATTCGCGGCGCCAATATGACGCGGGGGTTGGGCTGCGATCGCTGGATGATGTGGAGCGGTTGCTGGCATTCTTTGAGGCCCGCGGTGGGCAGCTACACGGGTTTCGTTGGAAGGATTGGGCCGATTACAAAACCTGTGCGGCCAGCGGCACGGTGCATTTTGAAGATCAGGTGATTGGTCTGGGCGACGGGGTGACGACACAGTTCCAACTGGCCAAGACCTATATATCGGGGGGCGTGTCCTATGTGCGTCCGATACATAAGCCCGTTTTCGGCACGGTGATGGTCGGTATTCAGGGCGGCTACCGCGCAGAGAGCATTGACTGGGCCCTGGATCTAACAACCGGGCTGGTGACGTTTACCGATGCCCCACCGGAGGGGGCACAGGTATCGGCAGGGTTTGAATTCGATGTGCCCGTGCGGTTCGACACAGACATGATCCAGGTATCGGTGCAAAGCTTTCAGGCGGGCGATGTGCCACAGGTGCCTGTAATTGAGCTGCGTCTATGATGGGGTATTCAACGCAATTTAAAGACCATTTGCGCAGTGGTACGACGACAGTTGCGCGGGCCTGGGCGGTGACGCGCCGTGACGGGATAACGTTGGGCTTTACCGATCATGACCTTGGGCTGACATTTGAAGATATCGTATTTCGCCCCGATAGCGGAATGAGCGCTAAGGCGGTCGCGCAATCGACCGGATTGGCGGTGGATAATAGCGAAGCTTTTGGCGCCTTGAGCGGTAATGCCATTTCAGAAACTGACATTTTGGCTGGGCGCTATGACGGTGCGCAGCTGCGTGCATGGCTGGTCAATTGGGCCGCACCGCAAGAGCGTGTTTTGGTGTTTCGCGGGACATTGGGGGAAATTATCCGTGCAAGCGGCGCCTTTACTGCCGAGCTGCGCGGGTTAACCGAGGCGCTGAACGTGAAGACAGGGCGGGTGTTTCATTCGCGCTGTGCGGCGATTTTGGGGGATGGGGGTTGCCGGTTTGATTTGACCGCGCCGGGCTATGCCACTGAATTGGAGGTGGAGACGGTGGAGGACGGCGTGCGGTTTGGCTTTGCCACCGTGCCCGGATTTGCCGATCGTTGGTTTGAAAAAGGTCGATTGGAGGTGCTGACAGGCGCTGCGGCGGGTTTGGCGGGGGTGATAAAGGCTGACCGCGTCAGCGGCAGCGGCACCCGCAAGATCGAACTTTGGCAACGCATTGCAGGACAGGTGGTGGTCGGGGATCAGCTGCGACTGACAGCGGGATGTGACAAGCGGTCCGAAACCTGTCGGGTGAAATTTGACAACTTTCTAAATTTTCGAGGCTTTCCGCATATTCCTGGGGAGGATTGGCTGATCAGCTATCCGGTGAAGGCCGGAAATAATGACGGTGGGAGCCTGTTTCGATGATCGGCCCGGACACGGTTGTTGCGCAGGCGCGCCGTTGGATCGGCACGCCCTACAGGCATCAATGCAGCATGCGCGCTGCGGGGTGCGATTGTCTGGGGTTGATTTGTGGTATTTGGCGCGCGCTGTATGGCGACCTGCCCGAGCAGGTTCCTGCCTATACGCCGGATTGGGCGGAGGCGTCGGGTGAGGAGCGCCTGTGGCGCGCAGCACGACGGCATTTGATTCCGGTGCAAGATGCGCCTGCGCCAGGGCAGGTATTGTTGTTTCAGATGCGCCGAGGGGCGGTGGCCAAACATCTGGGCATCGTGTCGCGAGATGGGCCTGCGCCTGCATTCATCCATGCCTATAGCGGCCATGGTGTGGTCGAAAGCCCGCTAAGCCGACCGTGGCGCGACAAGATCGTGGCGCAGTTTATCTTCCCTCAAGGAGCAGTCTAA